GATGAAATATAAGGCTCGATTACTACAGTATTATTCTCTACCGTAGCATTATTAATCTCTCCTTTTGTGCTAGTTCTAACTTGCCAATATACTACTGCTCCGCTCGGTATAGTCCAGTCAATAATTGTAATCCGAATCGGAAACATATTACTATTCTGAACAATATAAATCGGCTTAACGTAGCTCGGCTCTAATACCGTTATCTTTCTGTCTAAACTTTCCATATTACACCGCCCAAATCTTAATGGCTTCAATAGCAGTTTTGATTCCTACCGTTCCTGCTGTAAAGCCTTCTTTTACTGTACCAGTCCATCCATATTTGGATAGATGTACTTGATAACGTAAATCTCCTTTGTATTCGTTGTTATCGGCAAACTGAATCTCTAATGCTTCAATTCTTCTTTTCTTTCCTGTAGTTCCAATAACAGTATCGGGTTGAACATCTTTGTACAATTTCCATCCCTCATCTTGGATATGAGCTTTAACGTCAATGTGTAATCCTTTTACCTTGCTACAATCAATCTTTAATGCTTCAAGACGTTTTCCTGCTCCTGTAGACCCTGCTATCATTCCATCATGAATCCATTCACGCCAACCAATGTCTTGAACGTGTGCGCAATAATATAAACCTGCATTATTAAACGGCTGAACGTTGCCATCTAGCTGAGACATCTTTTCATTGTACGGAAATCTAATCCAACCTATGATTTGACCATCTCCATCACTGAATGCTCTTTCGTTATATCTTGCAGGTGCTCCGTGAATTAACGCATCATAATTCCCATCGATATTCTGTTCAATCGTTTTCACCGTATAACCATCTGAATCTTCAATAACTAATCCAGTATGCCCATACGGATGGGCCCACGTTTTCATGACAAAACAATCTCCCGCAAGTGGCGCAATCCCTACCTCATCATAAATCACTTCAAAGCCTTGAGCTTTTGCCGAATCTAATAAATCAATCGCATTTCCCCAAAGTGGTTTATTAAAAAACTTCGTAGCAATTCCATTTGTCAAATCAACGCACTGAGTCCCATAGACTCCGTCTGCGTCCCAACCAATTCCTCTGTCAGCTAGGCTCTTAGCCCAATTAATAACGTCAATTTTCCTCGTCATCTAATTCATCTCCAAACTGTGTATATTCTTCTACTTCTTCGCATTCTTTATCATCATAATTTTCAATTGTCGCAACAATCAAATCGTTAAAAGCCAACGCCATATGTTCCTTTAATTCCTTTACGTAACCCTTAATAATTTCATTCTTGAGTCTTTCTAACGTGGAATCTCCGAGCTCTTCCTTTTCATACGTAATGAAATCAATAGCATTCATAACGTACGAATACCACCATTCTAATTCGTGTCTGTCTTCTTCTTTTAAATTTTCTTTGTTGTAATACTTCGGGTCGAAATAAGTCATTTTTATCCTCCTTTTTAAACCGCCTTTTAAAAGCGATTTAAACACAATTTAAACAAAATAATATAAATATATATCTTTCCCTTAAATTGCCTTTAAAACCCTTTTTAGGTGCATTTAAACCCATTTTACATAAAGTAAAAGGGCGACAAAATTAATTGCCGTCCTCTTACCGCTAGTGCCTAACTAAATATCCAAGTTCAAGAAAGGAGGTACTCAAAAATGAGTTCAATCAGCCGTTCACCACTGACAATATTAGTATACCATATTTCAAGATGTTTGTGCATTCTTTTTTCTTTTTCTAACTAACCTCTTTGTCTGAACAAAATAACGCATGGCATCCATTAAGTGGTCATCCTCTTTTATCGGTCTATCCTCTTTTGGGTCATCCATCCACGCATAACCTTGTATTTCATTTTGCCAATTCTCCAATGAATCAGAAAACTTAATCAATCCTAACTGCATTGCGCTTGCCGTATTCTGTATACCATTGATTACATCATTGTCGGCACTACGAATCTTATAAAATCCTCTTAGCTTCAATTCTGATTTCATCGAGCTTGCGGACGGGTCAATAATTAATTGAATCTTATCCTCACGTGATAACTTGATTCCTAAATCAGTTAACCATCTATAAATATCATCAGCATATTGGCTATCTGTTTTCGTTGTTCCTGTATCTCTTCCCGAATAATAATATTCATCCACTGCATACCATACTCCATTAACAAATGCCCATAATAAGACAGCAAACGGATTCATCGTTCCATAGTCAACTGAAAGGCATAAATCACTATGTCTAATCATTGAAACGTCTATATCACTAGTATCTGTTAAAGCTACTTTGTAATCTTTATAAATGACTCCCTCAGCTAAAGCCCAAAGCCCTAGAATATACCTGTCGTAATAAACTGTTCCTGCGTATTCTGTTTTTAAATCTTCAACAAACTTTTCCGATAAATACGGATTATCAAATATTGTGTACTCCTGTACAAAAGAATCTATATCATCTCTATCTATAAACTCCTTTAGCCAATGAGACGGATATTCGGGATTGCACGTTCCATCAAAGCATGAATAAGGCTTATCCAATCTTGACTGCAACATTGCAAATACATCTTTATTCCATTTTGCTATTTCATCTCCGTAGCAATACTTAATAGACGCACCCTGTATTTTTGCAACTTGCGAAACTTTTTCTGCTCCCAAACAATAAACTGGAACTCCGAAAACATAAGCAATATTTCTACTGTTAATTGTGCCTACTAAATCACTAGTCCATATTTCCCTCATCGGTTGAAGAACGTTTCTTTCAATCGTTTCTTTAGAAACGCCTAGAATAACGTTTAAACCGCTTTTTTCGCTTAGATTCCTCAAGCGCAAAGGAATCATAACAGAAATATCAACGTACGTTTTTCCCGACCTTACAGCACCTATTTTAAAGCCCCATCTTTTATTAGCTTTTCTTATATACTCATTCTGTTTCTTGCTGAATTGCATTTTCCTGCACCGCTTTCAAAATGCTGTCCAACTTTTCAATAGCAGTATCATCTCTAATTTCGGGCTTGTCTTTCCATTTATCGGGCCTTCTGTTCTTCAGCCAAAATATTTGGTTAACTGGATTCGGAGGTATATATATTTCTTCATCTACATACTCAATATGTTCTTCTACAATTTTTCCTTTACCTGCCAATTGCTTTTCTGTTTTTACCTTTATCGCCTTTTTTACTTTTACTGTATATCCCAACGCAAGTTTAAGGGTTGCGTTTTCAACCTCGATATCAACAGGAGCTTTTCCTTTTTTTAGGGCTTCCAAAATTAAAGGATACTTTTTTTTCCATGCACAAAAAGTTACTTCGCTGATTCCTATTTTAGATTCTGCTATTTGTTTATCTGTCAATCCATCTCTTGCCCAACCCTCCAACCTCATTAGATTGTCTTCTTCAATCCAAATTGAAGCTCCACTCTTTCTGCCTTTTGACATTCAAAACCTCCAAAATCTATTCTAATAAAGTATCTAAAAAACCGTGTTTTGTACAACCGCTACAACCCATATATCCATCTGCAAAAGTTTTAGTTTGGTCGTAAATATAAATCACGTCTCCATTTTCGTCAAATCCATTAGGTTTCATTACACCGCCAAACATTTTATAAGGGCTTTGTCCTACTTTCGGATTATTCCAAACGTAATGTAGATACTCCTTTAAAGACTTACCGTAAAATTTAGCTTTTTTCTCCGATGTGTTAATATTGAACCCATGAGCGCCATTAAAATATACGTTTTCAATATATTTCATATCGCCCTCTATATCGCTCCAATACGCAACTCCGTTCCTCCTGCATAAATGCAATGCATACGTGAAATTGCCCCTTGAATAATTCCAGTTGGGAGATAGACCGCAACAACAGCCGTTACTGCAAAGCTCTTTATAATGAGCATCAGATACATAAAATCTCATTCCTAATTTGTCGCAAAGCTCTTTCATTTCTTTTATGTATTTTTCTTTTATTTTTCTGTTTAGCCTTAGATATCCCGAACCACTGGAATGCTTTCTGTAAAATTCAACAATATCAAATCCGCAACATTCACTTATTGTGTCATAATGCTCTTTTGCTTGATTTACGGAACGCATTTCTAAGCAAAAGAATTCCGTGCTAACAGCATCCGCACCTGCTTCATGCGCTTTTATAATCAGCTCTTTGTAATCTTTCGAAGAAACACCAATTATAAACGGTCTAAGCCTTAAAGTAGCACCGCCTTTATTTAGCTTAGTATATTCTTTCATCGCTTTTAATCTTTCCTGTGGGCTCGGTACTCCTGCTTCGATTTTCTTGGCTTTTTCTTCATCTAATGTGATAATACTAAATTTCATGTTCCAGTTGTCTTGACCTCTGAACACCTCTCTGTATCTTTCATCAAAGAACACCCAAGAACTTTTTGTGCTAAAGCAAATAGGATAATTTATTTCTTTAAAAAACTTTAACAATTCAAGGGTTACACCATACTTTTTTTCGAACCCATCAAATTGGTCTGATAATCCGCCCCATTGCATTACTTTTCTTTCTTTTATATACTCACCGAATTGTGTGCTTTCGGGCTCAAGAAACATTTTTTTAATCTTATCAACATTTACACTTTTTACCTTCTTTTCGAAGTAATTGTCTTTCCCTCCGCCAACACCACGCTGATACTGCGAGAAACAATAAACGCAACCGAAAGAACAATTGCTGTAGGTGTCAAAAGTCATCGGCATTGTGCAGTCCGTTAATTCTCCGCTCCATCTCGGTGACTGATAATCATTTCTTATTTCCTTTGTCATATATTAAACTCCATTTCGTAATCTTCGCCTTTTTCGCCTATGAATTTAGCTCCGTTTTTTTGATACCAAATATAAGACTTTTCTGATTTGGGAGTTCTAAAAGTTATCTTGTATACTCCCCTATTTATACACTCTTGGAACAACAACGAAAGCATTAATTTACCGTGCTTTCATCGAAACCGTATTTTACATTATAACTCCATAATCCCGATACAATTTCTTGCATTCTTTCCTTATTCCGTTCCATCCGTTTAACTCTCCAAGATATTTTTTATCAAAATTTCTCTTTCTTATTTCAAAAATTTGTTCGGATACATTAGGATAATATTTTTTCATATAGATAACTTCTTCAAGCATCCTATCTAAATAATATCCATTATACCTTGACCCCTTAAAGAATTTTCTGTATGCGCACAATGAGGTTTCAACCATAGTTATATTATTGTTCCCTCCGTTTAAGCTTATATCGATTAATAAAGGCTCAACCATTTTTTGCATGACATCTTGATTAAATGGCTTCCTTAAAATTCTCTCCTTATCAAATTGGTCAGCCTCGGAATCATAACAATATAAATTCATCAAACCGCTTGTTGCGGTTGCTCCGTTTTCCCAATCCATACTTGCATTTAATATTTCACAGCCCAAAAGCCAAGATACGGTTTCAAGAAACAAATATGCAGAGAACCTGCCAAACAAAGGCCATTTTTCAACTACAGGTATCCAATAATTTAAATCCAAACAATCCTGCTCACTTATTTTCAATATTTCTTTTTTGTTGCAGAAATAAAAAAGAAGAACTTTTTTAAAAGAATCTTTCATTCGTATATATTTCCTATCGGACTGAAATATTATGCGTTCTTTATATTTTTTTATCCAAGAATCAACATCTTTTTCTATATTTTCTAATTCAGTATATAAAACAATCGAACTTTCTACGCAATATGTTACAGAAAACATATACGCCAATTCAGCTCTTTCCTTTTTGCTTAATTTATAAATGTCTGCATAGCTCTTTAATACTATTCCGTTACACTCGCCATCTCCATTTATGTGATAATTTATAAATTCATTCCATCGCTTTTCTAACTGCGTCATCAACGATTCTCCACATATCTTCTTTTTTATATTCATCAATATTTAGTATCTCAATGTTTACACCGCTCTTTTTTAAATTGTTTGCAATTCTGTAAGAAGCATTCTCAGCATAAAATTTTTTTCCAATTTTTCCCGAACGCTTGTACATATTCCTTTTTCTGTTTTCTTCAGAAATCTCTAAAAATAACCCAAAATAAGAATAATCATAAGCCTTAGCAAGTTTTATAAGTTCCAAAGTTGAACGCCCCGAAAGTGAAGATAGCCTGTGCTCGTAAAGTATCGCATTAGGATGATATTCATTTACGACTTCAACAAAACAATCCATGATATCTTTCATTCCACCCTTATAAGTATCCGCACCTAAACACGTTCTTCTTTTACCATAATCACCCATAACAATAACATTGTTTTCAAGAACAGAAATTATAAATTTTTCTGAGCAGGAATTTACCTGCTCAGTTTTAAAATTATGAAGTTCGCAATACTGTTTTACCGCAGTCGTTTTACCACTGCCTCCTGCCCCTCTTATATTTATCAAGACGTTTCTGCTCATGCTATCATATCGCTTGCATTATAAACAACGTTTAATTGTTGCTCGTCTGATAAACCAAAAAGCCTTTTTAGCTTTTCTTCTTCTTCCTGCGTTTTATAAACTATAATCACCCTTTTTGTTACCAAGGTTTCTGCTTTCTTTTCGTATAAATCTAATTCCTCTTTAGATACATTGTTTTCGTTATCGCTAACAGAATATGAATCGGATTCGCCATTAAATGCGGTTTCTCCTTTTGCTTCTTCCGCTACATCATAATGTCTTTCTTGGCTTTTACCTCCGCTTTCCTCGTAATCGTCAACAGTCATTTCTAAAAGCTCTGCTTCAGTGAAACCGAAGTCTGTCATATCCAATTCAATTCTATCTAATTCCAAACTCAGCAAATCAAAGTCGAATCCTGTATTCATAGTCAATTTATTGTGAGCAATTGCATATGCTTTCCTCTGCTCATCTGTTAAAGAATCCAATCTAATCACAGGAACGGTTTCATATCCCAATTCTTTTAAAGCTAATAAACGACCGTGCCCCTCAATGATTTCGTTGTTCCGCCAAATTGCGATAGGGTCATTCATACCGAATTCTTTAATAGAATTCTTAATTTGTTCAATCTGATTTTCTGTGTGAATCTTTGCGTTGTCCGCATACGCAACTAAATCGTTAATGTTAATGTATTCAACTTTTAAATCCATAATTTTTCCTCCTTGTATATTCTATCACAAATATCTGTAATGTTTCCCGCTTAATTCAGCCGACCATTGAATAGCCCATCTAATAGATTGAGCACTCTTTCCTACATCTAATCCTGCTTCTAAAGGACTATCATAAATCGTTCCATCTTCAATGCAAAGAACTTGTTCATACTTAACGCCCTTCCACGGTTTCGTGTTCGATTCTTTTACTTCAATAAATTGTTCGGGATAAAGACTCCAAACCGCTCCATCCCGAAACTTCATTCCATACGGTTCTACATCTGATACAATTTTACATTCTTTCCCTAAATACTGCCGTTTATGCTTCTTAGTAAATTCATTGTATCGATCGCCCTCGCCTATATCTGTTAACTGTGTGAATCTATATGTTGTCACTTTTCTATCTCCTAATAACGAATCCATGTTAATCTATATTCTACTAATCTCATTGTTCCACCTCCTCATCATCAGCCCAGTTCTTTATCATTTCCATCGCTTCAAAAACACCTCGATATTTTCCAAATCCATAAGCTAAATACGCAACTATAACAAGTTTTGAAATATCTAAAATATAATCATTTATTGTCATTCTTCTTCCACCTCATAAGCCTTTGGCAATTCCATCCACGCAACTACGTTCACTCGACCTAGACCAATCCAGTAGTTCGTATCTACTCGTTGCGATACGCAAATCTGATTGATTGGAGCATTAAGGCAGACCAATACTCGTTTTCTTTCTTTAGGTAAACTTTCACTGCATGAAATCCACTCACAAGTTTGCTCCTCAATAATGCCAATAATCTTTTTACCAACAAGATTATTATCAAATTCTATTCCTACGACTTCGTCACTAAGATATTTCTTTTCTCCACTTTCATATCTAACATACGAATGATTTTCCCATTTCCAAATATCATCTTGATACGCAACCATTATTGGTTGTTTCTTATCCTTAATCAATTCTAAAAGTTTAAAATACGTAATTTTCATTCTTCTTCTACCTCAATAAATGGCTTTAAATTGATACATACACAAAATTTATTATCATACACGAACCAATCTTCAATCTCGCATTCGCCAAATAACTGTTCTGTCATCCC